GGCAACGTCGGCCTGTACTTCCCGGTTGAAGGCGGTCCTATGCGTGTCGTCCGTTTGGATCGATACGTCGTTAAGCGTTGCCCCTTGGGCTACGTCCGCAAGGTCATCATCAAGGAAACCGTGGCACCTTCAATGCTGCCGCCAGGTATTCCCCTTGAGAAGTCGGCATTCGATGAGAACGTCGTGGATATGTACACTTGTATCCACTCAATCGACAAGAACAAGGTGGAGGTGTGGCAGGAAGTAAAGGGTCACATCGTCCCGGACTCCTATGCGGTTGTGGATGAGAACAAGTCGCCGTTCATTGCCCTGCGAATGATCCGCATCGATGGTGAAGACTACGGTCGCGGCTACGTTGAGCAATACCTCGGTGACCTCAAGAGCCTTGAGGCTCTCATGGAAGTCATCGTGCAGGGCTCGGCAGCATCAGCGAAGGTTCTGTTCCTCGTTAATCCGAACGGAACGACCCGCCCGAGTGTCCTCGCTAAGGCTCCTAATGGGGCGATTCGAGAAGGCAACGCCGCCGACGTTACGGTGCTCCAGGTCAACAAGATGGCGGACTTCAGCGTCGCTCAAGCTACTGTGGCGACGATCACGGATCGTCTTTCGTATGCTTTCATGCTGACCGAGGCTTCCATTCGCAACGCGGAGCGGGTTACGGCGGAAGAGATTCGCCTCGTGACCCAGAGCATTGAACGGCAACTCGGTGGCGTCTACAGCCTGCTTTCGCAGGAGTTCCAGTTGCCCCTCGTCAACAAGATGATGGAGCAGATGGAGCGGATGCGTAAGCTTCCGAAGCTCCCCCGTAAGTTTGTTACCCCCACGATCGTCACGGGCATTGAGGCGCTTGGTCGCGGCAACGACCTTCAGCGTCTTGACCTTTACCTCGCCGGCATCGGTCAGATGCTTGGCCCGGAAGCAATCCAGCAAACACTCAATATCCGCGAGTACATGAACCGTCGTGCTGCGGCTCTCGGCATTGAGACGGACGGTCTTATCAAGACCGAAGAAGAAATCGCAGCGGAACAGCAGGCGGCGGCGCAGCAGCAATACATGCAATCTCTTGGACCTATTGCAATGCAAGAAGGCATCAAGGGCTACACTGCGCTGAACGCTAAGCAGCCCCAGCAATAAGGAAGAGAATGTCTACCGAACGAATCGAAATTCACGGCACTGAAGCCACCCGCATCTCTGAACCGACGGCTCGTCCTAGCGACGGGTTTGTCGCGGCACAGACCGCACCGAACCAACAGGCTCAGCAGCCGGCGGCTCGTCCGCAGTGGCTTCCTGAGAAGTTCCAGTCTCCCGAAGATCTTGCCCGTGCTTACAGCGAACTGGAGTCTCAGTTTACAAAGGTAAACCAGACTCCGCCCCCAGCCGACGCTGTGCCGCAGGAGAGGTTCAACTACTTCTCGCAGGAATTCGCTCAGAACGGTGCGCTGTCTGACAAGTCTTATGGCGAACTGGAGTCGATGGGCATTCCCCGCGATGTCGTGGATGCGTACATCCAGGGTCAGCAGGCGGTTGCTGAATCCCAGGTTTCGAGCGTCTACTCCGCAGTCGGCGGTCCTGAGCAGTATCAGGCGATGACGGAGTGGGCCGCTGAGAACCTGCCTGAAGCCGATATTGATGCGTTCAACAACGCGATCGAATCCGGTGATCAGTCGATGATCATGTTCGCGATTCGCGGCCTGTCGGCGCAGTACTCAGCCTCCACGGGCTCCCCGCGGCTTGTTCAGGGCTCCACGAGCACTAACGGCACTTCGGCCTTCCGCAGCATTGCTGAGGTCACCGCGGCAATGCGTGATCCGCGGTATCGCAACGATCCGGCGTATCGTCGGGACGTCGAGAACAAGCTCCGCGTTTCCAACGTGTTCTGATGAAGCGCACACTCACAATTCTCTTACTTGGTGGATGCAATGCGGTCGAAAAGATCAGCGGCAACGCCAATGAGATACGTCAAGAGGCGCGTCTGCTCGTTGACCACGGGCGGGGTGTTAGTGACGAGTTCGTCGTCACGACTGCAACCAAGATTGATCTGCTTGCGGCGGGCATACACGATCAACTCCCGAGTGTGGAGGCTCGTGTGCCGGAATGGCTTTCGACCATTCAGTGGTCGCTAATCGCCTTTGTTTTACTCGCCGTCTGTTTCATCCTTTGGCAAACAGGAATCGGTCGAGCAATCAAGAGTGTTCTTGGATGGATCCCAAAGAGTGTCATTAATGATGCGGAATTGGCCGTATCTGTCCTAGACGAGAATCGTCCGGAGAGTGCACGAGAGTACTTTGCAGCCCGACGTGCCGATCCTGTGTTCAACGACGCCTTTAAGAAGGCTCGGGCTAAAGCAATCAAGAGAGGTAACAATGACCCTGGCTAGCGCTTCTTCCCTTCTCGGCTCGATTTGGTTTGCCCTGCTCCTTGGCGCTCTGGGCGTCGGTGTCGGCGTGTGGCTTGCCAAGAGCAAGAAGATCTGAGTAACCCCCAACAACAAACAAAGTAGCCGCCTAAAACGGACAGTTTAGGCGGCTACTGTCCTTTTAGGAATGCCAGTTTGGCCTCGGCCCGGTGCGCCGGATAACTGAGATTGCTCCTCAACTGCTTCCAAAAGGACAACTCGTTCTCTGTCCATTCATCCCACCATTGAGGAGCAATCTCTAATGGCACTTAACACTTGGCAGACTTCTGCCGACCCGTCGCGTCTTGGCCTAAATTCGGCCAACACCGGCTTGGGGAATAACGAACTGTTCCTGAAGCAGTTCGCTGGTGAGGTTCTCACCACGTTCGAGGAATCGAACGTGATGATGCCTCTGCACATGGTTCGCACGATTTCGAGCGGCAAGTCCGCTTCTTTCCCGGTCACTGGTGTCGCTACCGCGAAGTACCACACTCCGGGCGAGTCGCTGCTTGCTGAAAGTGGTACGGCTTACGCCGCTACTTACCCCGGCGCTCAAACGCTGAGCTCGAAGTACCTGTCGAAGTTCAAGCACTCCGAGCGCCTCATCTCGATTGATGACATGCTCGTCAGCGCTGCGTTCGTTGCGAACATCGATGAGGCGAAGAACCACTACGACGTTCGTAGCATCTACACCACCGAAATCGGCCGTCAGCTTGCTTACGTTGCGGACAAGAACCTGATCCGCACCGTTCTCGCCGGCGCTACGAAGACGACCGACCGCTTTGGTGTTGCCGCTGCGACTTCGACTCAGTTCCTCGGCGGAACGGTCGAATACAACGACGAGGCTACCGGGACTGCTCTCGGCGACGCTCTCGTGGCTGCGTTCATGGATGCCGCCCGTAAGATGGACGAAAAGAACGTCCCCTCTTCGGAACGCTACGCCATCGTGACTCCAGAGGTTTACTACCAGCTTGTGCAGTACAGCACTGATGCGATCAACCGCGACTTCAACCCTGAAGGAAACGGCAGCATTGCCGGCGGTATGATCATGTCGATCGCTGGCATTCGCATTCTGAAGTCGAACCACATTCCGACCACCAACGAAGCCTCGACTGCTGTCGCTCCGCATAACGACGCGGGCGTTCAGAACGATGTCTTCGGTGCGAGTGGCACTGGTTACGGCCAGTTCGATTTCAGCCGCACCAAGGGTGTGATCTTCCAGCGCGAAGCCGTTGGTACGGTCAAGCTCCTGGATCTCGGCATCGAAAGCGAGTATCAGATCGAACGTCAGGGAACCCTGATGGTTGCGAAGTACGCAATGGGTCACGGCATCCTCCGCGAGGAGTGCTGCTACTGGCTGCGTGGCGACGAAGCGGCCTGATCTGAGTCAATCCTGAGTCTCAACTGGGGGGCCACCATCGAAAGGTGGTGGCTCCCTTTTCTTTGGAGTAAACATGCCACTGAGCAAGACGACGAAGCTGGAAGCAATTAACACAATGCTTTCGGTTGTTGGGGAACCGCCGATCAACACCCTTGACACGGTCACTCGCGTCGATGTTGTTACTGCTTTGGCGATCCTGACCGAAACCCTGAAGGAAGTGCAATCGCAGGGATGGCACTTCAACAGCGACGACAACGTCCCATTGATTCCGAACGCAAGCGGTTACATTCAGATCCCAGACAACATTGTCCGGGTCGATATGACCGACGAGGTCTATGGCAAGGATCTGACGATCCGGGCAAACAAGGTCTACAACAAGTCCACCCTTAGTGACGTGTGGCCGGCAGAGACGATTCTGAAGTGCTCTGTGGTCTACATGTTTGACTTTGAGGAGCTTCCGGAAACCGTTCGCCGCTATGTTGTCATTCGTGCGGCACGGATCTTCAACGACCGGGTTGTTGGCGATCAGTTGCATCACGCATTCACCGCTCAAGATGAAATGGCGGCTCTCACGGCCCTCAAGGAATTTGACGGTGAGACTGCTGACAACAGCATCTTCGACAGTTACAACATCGGCGCAGTCGTGAATCGACCATCGATTACCTCCAGGCTTAGCTGAACATGCTGACACTTACCGCAATCACAAACTTCCTTGGCGGAGTCTCTCAGCAGCCCTCTTCAATGAGGTTTCAGAACCAGTGCACGGAACTGCTCAACGCCATTCCGTCGCCTGTAGACGGCCTGATCAAGCGACCGCCTACGGAATACGTCGCTACGCTCAAGAACTCCACGGGTACTAACCTGGAGTTCACTGAGACGTTTGTACACACGATTAACCGCTCGGAATCGGAGCGCTACTTCGCTGTGTTTACTTACAACTCAACCACGACCGAGGCCAGCGTCAACGTCTATACGGTTGAAGGTGTGAGAATTCCGGTCACTCTGGATACTGGGGCAATCGACTACATCAAAGAAGTCGGAATCAAAGACAAGCTTCGGGCGGTAACGATTGCAGACGTCACCTTTGTCGTCAACACCAACGTAACCACCGATTACACGACAGAACTGTCAACTTACAGCCGAGAGTTGACTTCGCAGCCTGAAGAAGCAATCGTCTTCGTTACGCAAGTAGACAACGACCGCACTCACACGATCAATCTGAAGTTCACTAGCGG